ACTCCATCCACGACTTTGAGAACTTTTCCGTTGTCTGATGCTGTGACGGTAGGCAGACCCTGCGGAATATCTCCGTAGTACCAGGCGCCGCTGCTGCTGGTCATGGGGCATTTCTTGTTGCCGGCGTTGGGGGCCAGCATAACCGCGTTCACGGCGATCCACTCCCTGCCGCCGGTGTCCCAGACGATGACGCTGCGCGACATGGTCTGGTTCAGGTTCGACAGGGCCGGGCCTTCGGGCAGGCCGCCGGGGGTAATTTCCTCGATCGCTTCCACGACGGTCTTCGGGTCACCAGAGATGCCGAAAGTGTTTTTGAGTGCTTCAATAATCGTTTTCGCGTTCATAATATATCCTTTCTATCTGCTGCGCAGAATTTGATTCATCAGTTCGCTGGCTGTCTGCGGAGAACTTCTCCTGCTCCCTCCGAGCTCTGCTCCCGAGCTGACCGTGGCCCGCCGGACCGGGTGCGCCTTGAGGTACTCCCTCGCCGCCTTGCGGAAATCGTCCTTTGCTCCTTCCAGGCGCTCGATCTTGAACGTGTAATAATCCACATCCTCTTCCGGCACGCCTTTTGCAAGCAGGAATCTTTCATGTTCCAGCCTGGTGACCTGCCCTTTGGCAGTTTCCAGATCGGCGCGCAGCTGTTCCAGCTCTTCACGCCCGTCATCCCGTTCCGGTTCCGTCTGCACCTGTTCTTCCACTTTTTCGTTTTCATCCGTCATCTGTGTCCTTTACTCCTTTCGTGATTCCAGCTATTGCTGCTTTTGCCGTTTCCGCATCTTCGTTCAGCCGATTTCCAAATATTTCCTTATTCTCTGCTCCCTCCACCGGGGGGAGCTGCCGCCGCGGCGGCTGAGGGGGAGTTCTTAATTGCGGCAATCGCCTTTTTCGCCGTCTCCGCGTCCTCGTTCATCCAAACCGCCCTGAATTCCTCCGGCGCCAGGATGCCCGCGTCCAGCATCTTCAGGTCCCGCTCAAAGTGCGTGTTCTCGTCCTCGATGATGCTGTCGTCGAAATCCACCGAGATCTCCACGTCCTCGTTCAGCTTCAGGCCGAACCAGATGTTCCCGATCCGAATGATGGTCCTCGCCAGTTCGATCAGCGCGTCTTCCAGCAGAATTTCGTGCTTCTTCAGCGTGCGGAACTCCCCGCTGTTCGTGCTGATGACCTGGGTGGCTGTGGTCAGGGTTCTGCGCTTGATGTCGAATTCCCAGTGTCCGGGGCCGAAGCCGCATTTGATTGCCAGCATGTTCAGCGCCATTTCCATCCCTGTCAGGTGCTCGTCCATGCGGATCTCCGCCTTCATCTCCTGCACCGTGGATTCGTTCTGCGCGTCCTCCGGCAGCAGGTAGAAGATCAGGTCATTGGGATCAAAGTACGGTTCTCCGTCCCGGCTCTTCAGGCCTTCCGGCTTCACCATGATGCGTTTTCTGCCCAGACTGAACTCCGAGTTGAAGGAATCGTAGATGTTGTCGCAGGTCTTCAGCTGGTCTATCGCGTTGGCGAAAACCGAGATGCCGAGGGGGCAGTTCAGGTCCACGTTGTTTGCGATGTTCGGCCGGAACAGCGTGAAGAGCGGCTCCTCCGATCCGGTGAAAAAGAGATCGGGAATGGTCTCAAAGCCCGGCACATCCTCCAGATTCACTTTTGTCAGGTAGTCGTTTTCCTTCCGGTAAATATGATTCTGGATGACATAGGTACCGTAACTGTCTTTTGTGTGCAGCTGCAGGTAGCAGTAGGTCCCGCTGCCCTTGCTGAATTCCGTCACGAAACCGCATTCCGTGATGATCCCGTTCTCCCAGCTCAGCGGGAAAATGCCGTCCGCCGCCACAAAGTCCAGATAAAGCCTCTGCGCTTTCTTCATGACCCGGCCCCTGCCGTCCACCGTGACGCCGCCCAGACGGGCGACGCAGGCGCTGCCGCCCAGGGCAAAGCTCAGTTCCTGATACCGGTTCATCATCTGCTGGAAGCGGTTCTGCCGGCAGACTTCATCGAAGAAGGCCTGCTCCTTTTCGCCCTCCAGGGTGATGCTGACCTTTTCGTTCATCAGGCGGTCCGCCCAGTCCTCACAGATCTGTTTGGCAAGACCGGCCGTGACTTTATGGCACGGGACATGCCGAACCCCGTTAAAAACCTTATAATCGTGAAAGCTGCTGACATGTCCCGCGTACCAACTTCGCCAGGTATCAATATCTCTGTAGTGTTCTTCAGAAACTGTGGAGTAACCAAGCTCCTTTAATTTTTCTATGATATTTCCGGTCAATTCAAAACTCCTACATTATTCTCGGCTCCCCCATTCGATGGGGGAGCTGGCCCCGCAGGGCCTGAGGGGGGAGGACGCGGCCAAACCTCTCACGCATTGCTCCTGTACTTACTGCTTACCCTCTCCAGCGCATATCTCACGGCATCAATAAGATGGTTGTTCTTATCCGGATAGCCGCTGATCCATTCGCCCTGGCGGTTCTGCTCGTATTCGTAATTCACGAATTCCTCATATGCATGCGGCGTCCGTTTTTTGTCGATCACGATCTTCCGGCCCTGCAGCCATTTCATGCCGTACTCCACGCTGCTCGGACCCTTGACCGCTTCTTTGGCGTTGACGCCCAGACTGCGGTAGTCCGCGATGGATTTCGGTTCCGCGCTGTCGCAGGTGGTCGGCACGTCGTTGTAGCTGTGCCGGAGAATCCAGCCGGCCGTCTCCTCGTTGGTCATCTTGTTCCCGTACTGCTCGTCGATCAGGTAGATGGTCTCCCGGGCTTTGTCGTACTGCAGCCGGATAAAGGCATAGGCGTCGGGGAACCAGCCCCAGTCCACCCCCTGATAAATTCGGTCGAAGTGCCCGATTTCCTCATCCGTGATGGTGCGCAGCTCGAGGTTTTCAAACACGCTGCCGCCGGTGCCCACGGGAATGCCCAGGTACTCGTGCTGATAGCGGCCTTCGTCCCGCTGCCGCAGATCCTCCGCTTCCGCGAGGAAGGCCTCGCCGAGCCATCCCGTGTCGTCCAGATCCAGATAGCTGCTCTTGTGCTGGTACCGGTTCTGGCGGCTTTCCGCAGAGTCCTTGTTTGCCCAGTTGTCCCGTGAGCGGGGAGGGTTGTAGGTCTCAAAGTTCCAGAATTCCGAGCCGCCGCGCATGGTGCTCTGCAGGATGCTGTCGATCTCCGCCCGACCGGCGAACTGGTCCTTCTCCTCGAAGTGCGTGATACCGATATAGCCGAACTCGGTTTTGATCGATTTGATCTTCATCGGGTCATCCGCGCCCCGGAACATGATCTTCTGCCCGGTCGGCAGATAGACCAGCTCCAGAGGAGATTTCTTCGCTTCCCAGAATTCGCTGACGCCGAGGGCGGAGATGGACCAGAGGTACTGCGCATAAACGGAATCGCGCAGGGTGTTGGCCACTTTCCTCAGGACCAGGGCGTGCACATCCGGGTGTTCCATCAGCAGGCGGATCACCGTCAGGCTCGCCCAGGTGGACTTCGCGCTGCCTCTGCCGCCGCTCGCCTCATAGTGGGTGAAGCGGTGCTTCAGCGCGTAGACGGTGATGGCCCCGAAGGTACTGCTGATGTTCTGCAGGAAGTTTTTCCTCACGAGGCCGAGGGCTTCTTCCTCGGCGCTGATCTGCTGGGCGCCCTGTTCATCGATGATGTCGTCGATCCATTCCATCATGTGCTCGATGGCGGGGATGTCGCCCTTGGCCGCGTTGCGGTAGAGGGCCACCGCGATCACGGCGTCGTTCCTCAGTTTCTCGTTGTCAAAGCCGAGCTGCTTCAGCTGCTCCTTCGCTTCCTCATCGGAGATCTTTTCCTCCGTGATCTGGTTCAGCAGCAGGCCCAGCCGCTTGCGCAGCTTCTTCGCTTCCACGGACTTTGCCTGCCCGCGTCTGCCGTACTCCGCCGCGTTCTCTTTGGTGAATCTCGGCCCGAGTTTTAAATTGTCAAGTTGGGATTGTGTAGAGTTCAAATAGATAAACCTCTTCTCAATTCTCGTATGCCCAATTCAGAATTTTCCATATTCCTGGCTCCCCCATTTGATGGGGGAGCTGTCACCGCAGTGACTGAGGGGGTGCCGTCCCGCGCCAGCCTAAATTTGGGCAAAAAAAATAGAAGCCCCCTCATTCTGGCCCGCCTCGAAAGGTGAGAGCCAAGTGGGAGCTTCCCGTTGCGTTCTCTCTTTGATTGTCTATATTATACTGCGCTCACCGTGGCCC